TGACTGCGTTCTTCAACCCGTGGGTGCTGTTGACGCTTGTACTAGCGATTGCTGGTGCGGCTGGGGGCGGGTATTATAAAGGCAATTCTGCGGGTAGAGCCGAGGTGCAGCAGGCGTGGGACAAGGAAAAGGCTGAGCAGTACGCCGCCTACGCCAAAGGGCAGGAAGAAGCGCGACAGCGTGAGCAAGAGATGCAGGCAGCGGCGGACAAGCTGCGAAGGGAAAAAGATGCTGAGATCAGGAATATTAATGCTCGCGCTACCGCTCTTACTAACAGCCTGCGCGACAGGCAGGAGCGCCCCGCCCAAAACGATACCGCCTCCAGTACCACCCGATCTTGCGCTGGAGCCTCCGGTGCGGAATTGGCAAAAGGAGATGGAGAGTTTCTTGCAGGGTACGCTGCCGACGCAGCCAAACTCCAAGCCGCCCTCGACCAATGCGTCAAACAATACAACGCCGTCAGGCAAAAGTAAGGAATAGCAATGCCAAGTACATACTCTACCGATCTGCGGATCGAACTCATTGCCAACGGTGAACAGTCCGGTACGTGGGGTAATACTACTAACAGCAACCTCGGTACCATCATTGAAGATGCTATTTCTGGGCTTGCTTCGGTATCTGTTACTACGGCTAACCAAGCTCTAACTGCATTAAATGGCGCGGCAGATCAAGCGCGATGCGCGGCGGTGAGTCTTACTACGACAACTACTGCGGCGTTCAATGTCTATGTACCCCCGGTAACCAAGCTGTACGTCGTCAACAATGCTTCTGCCTACACCGCGACTGTCTTTTGCTCTACAGTTATTGGCAACACAACCGCAGCAGGTACAGGTGTTGCAGTCCCAGCAAATAGATCAGTTCTTTTACGTGCAGATGGCACAAACATCGTTGAGCAGTTCAACCATACGGTAGGCGCGTTTGGTATAGGTGGCGCACTGACGGTAACAGGCACATCGACATTGACAGGTAATACAGCCGTTGGGGGCACAACTACACTTCAAAACGCGCTTGTTCTTGGTGGTTCGCCCGGTACAGCAGGTCAGGTTGTAGTCTCTCAAGGTGCAGGCACTGCGCCTGCATGGGGTAATGCGTTTGTTACCGGCATGATCATGATGTGGTCGGGGTCGATTGCGTCCATACCATCGGGCTGGGTGCTTTGTAACGGATCAAGTGGAACACCTGACCTGCGTGATCGGTTTGTAGTTGGCGCAGGTAATTCATATGCTGTAGGCGCAACAGGTGGTAGTGCTAATGCTACGTTGGTAAGTCACTCACATACGGCGACAACTACAGCGACTGACTCAGGCCACTCGCATAGCTATACTTCAACCGCAGTTCCGGGGGGTTCTGGTAATGCTAGTCGTGTAGGGATTCAGACAGGGGCTACTACAGGCGTCGGTTTTGCAAACATTACTGCTTCTACATCCATCAGTACAGAAGGATCATCCGCCACTAACGCAAACTTGCCGCCGTACTACGCGCTGGCATACATCATGAAACTGTAAAATGCCACTACAGAAACTACAGTTCCGCCCCGGTGTAAACCGCGAAGGCACCACGCTTGCCAACGAAGGTGGTTGGTACGACTGCGACAAGATACGCTTTCGCTCTGGCTATCCTGAGAAGATAGGCGGCTGGGCGGTAGAAACTTACAGTACGTTCCTTGGGTTTTGTCGTTCGTTGTGGAACTGGGTGACGCTCAAAAGCTTTAACTTGATGGGGATCGGCACTAACATAAAGTTTTATATTGAGTCGGGCGGTGCTTACTACGACATCACACCTATTCGTGTGACTAACTTAAACTCAACAACTTTTGCTGCGGTTACCACGTCGCCTTTCTCCCCATTCATTACCGTTACTGATGGCAGTGCATCAAGCTTGCAAGTCGGTGACTTCATTACATTCTCAAGCGCAACTGGACTTGGCGGAAACATAACCGCCGGTATCCTTAATCAAGAATACCAAATCCAGACGGTTATTTCTGGTACGTCATATACGATTGTGGCACGTGCTGCGGGTACTTCTGTTGCTGGGTTTAACTTTACGGTAAACACCACAACGTCCCGGATCACTGTTTCATTGCCAGTCGGCACTACGATAGCGAACGGCAATACTGTCGCGTTGGTAATTGGTGGCGGTGCTGGAGCGCCGGGCGGTTTGGGTTATGGAGTCACGTATTACTTAGTTAATGTTGTAGGAAACACTTGCCAGTTATCACTCACCAGCGGCGGTGCACCTATTACATTAACTAGCGAAGGCGTTGGACTTCAGGCGCTTTACCTTACAGTTTTCTCCAACGCTTCGGACTCAAATAATGGGGGGTCGGCGACTGACACTGCGTATCAGATCAATACAGGCTACCCTATTTTTACTATTGGTACTGGTTGGGGCACAGGAGCATGGTCGCGCGGTACGTGGAGTTCATCGTTTACTACCGGTTTTGGTTTCCAGCTTCGTTTGTGGAGCCAAGCTAACTTTGGTGAAGATCTCCTATTTAACCCACGTGGCGGCGCTTTATATTATTGGGCCCCGGGTTCAGGCCCGACTCCTGCGTATGGTACTCGCGGTACTGTTGTACCCGGCACATATACACCTACGCTTGTCAATGAGATCATGGTATCGGATTCCTCGCGGATTGTGATTGCGTTTGGTTGTAATGATCCGAGCGGTACGTATGCGACGACTGAGCTTGATCCGATGCAGATTCGCTGGACTGCGCAGGAAAGTTACACTGCTTGGGAGCCAACATCCACTAATCAAGCAGGTGACTACCGGTTATCTCATGGTTCACAGATTATTGGGGCATTACAAACCCGTCAGGAAATTAACGTCTGGACAGACGCAGCTATCTACGCCATGCAGTACATCGGCCCTCCGTTTGTATGGGGCTTTACGCTATTAGCTGACAATATTTCTATCGTGTCCCAGAACGCTATGGCAACAGCGGCGGGCGTTGTGTATTGGAGGGGTGTCGATAAGTTCTACATCTACTCTGGTCGGGTTGAGACGCTACCCTGCTCGGTGCGTACATATATCTTCAATGACATCAACCGAGAGCAGTTTGCCCAGATTCAAGCGGGCACCAACGAAGGGTATTCAGAGGTCTGGTGGTTCTATTGCTCTAGCAACTCTAACGAGATAGATCGCTACGTTATCTTTAATTACTTAGACCGCGTTTGGTATTACGGTTCGATAGATCGTACGGCGTGGCTTGATTCTCCGTTGCGTCAATTCCCTGTTGCAACTACAGGCAACAATCTCATGGTCTATCACGAGGCGGCGATTGATGACGGCACTACTAACCCGCCAAGTCCGATTAATGCATACGTGCAGTCGTCCGACTTTGATATTAACGACGGGCATAACTACGGGTTTGTGTGGCGGATAATTCCTGATATTACGTTCGACGGTTCTAATACTACAGGTACTACAACGGTAAATCCGGCAGTTCAATTTACAGTGCGCCCTCGGCAGAATCCGGGGTCAGGGTATGGCGTATCTCCATCGCCAACAGTTAGTTCGGCCCAGAGTTATGCTGGGCAGACAACCTATACCGTGCAGCAGTTTACTGAGATTGTGTACAGCCGGATTCGTGGGCGACAAATGGCGTTCAAGGTTAGCTCAGACACACTTGGCACTCAGTGGCAGCTAGGCACCCCACGTATTGATGTCAGACCAGACGGACGACAGTAATGACATCCGAACTTAAAACCCTAAACTCCCCAGCGATTCCTTTGCTGCCGTACGCTCCTGTGCAGTATGACCGGGCGTATCACGACACACTTAACAACATCCTGCGCCAATACTTCATTACAGTTAATAGTTTTGCATCAAACTTTGCTTTGAGCGGCGTATATACGGTGGCTACACTTCCCGGCGCGGCGGCTTTAGGGGCGGGCGCTAGGGCGTTTGTCATCGACTCGTCGGTATCAACATTTGGAACCACAATAGCAGGTGGCGGCAGCACGAAAGTGCCGGTTTATTCGGACGGAACCAACTGGAAAGTTGGGTAATTAACGTGCTGAAGTGCTAAACTTTGACAAATTTTTACGGATGAGGTAGCGATGAGCCTCCAGCATTTAGCCCATCATGTGCAGTCTGCCGGGCGCGGGGAAGACAAAGTCCTCGTCCACATGACCCCGAAGGAAGTTGGTGGCCTGCAAGCCCTTGCAATGGCGCACGGTGGTAGTCTGACAATCAACCCAGAAACCGGTTTACCAGAAGCGGGCTTTTTGTCTCGTATTCTGCCGATGATTGCTGGTTTTGCGCTAGGCCCCGCTGGATTTGGTTTGACCGCCATGCAAGCAGGTTTAGCTACAGCGGCGGTAGGTACTGCGGCAACGGGCAGTCTTGGTAGAGGGTTGATGATGGGTCTGGGTGCTTATGGTGGGGCTGGCTTGGGTGCTGGTTTGAAATCTATGGCTACTCCGGCGGTTCCTCCAGCAGGTGTATACGGCACCCCAGCGGTTTCTGCTGCTCCAACGAGTACGCTTGGTGGCACCAATATATTTGGTAACGCGGGTGCGGTAGATATTACTGCTAATCCACTGGCAAATATTTCTCCAACGGCTACCCCTTTAGCATTTAAGTCTGCGGGTCCTTCAGTAACTCCGGGGATGACATCTACTACGCTCAATCAGTCCCTGTTGAACCCGCAGGTTAATTTTGCAAGTGGGCTACCAAAACCTGTTCCATCTGTAGTAACAACACCAGTAGCGGCCCCAGCATCTGTAGCAGCCCCAGCGCCACCGCAGATTGCAGATTTTTCTCGTTATCAACCCGCGATGGGCGGCCCTGCCCCATTACAACCTTCAGTAGCGCCTCCACCTAGCGCAGTTGCTCAAAGCATGTCCGACTTGGGACGTGGGCTTAAAGCTTCCACGTCTAGCTTGGATGGGTTAAAAGGACTGTACTCCGCAACAGAAGCAGCGGCTCCATACGGAGGTGTAGCTACATTAGGGAGTATGGCATTAGGTAGTTACTACGATAAATTAGATAGCGCAAAAGGCCCTCCAAAAACTGATACGGGCATGATTCGTCCTTACGAATTTAGTCGTGAAGTACGTCCGGGTGCGTTTGATGCCGACGAGCCTATATATTCCGCTACGCCGGGGTCAAGCGCGGAACGCAATTACCTTACTGATCGATTTACAGCACTAACCCCTTACAAAGCCCCCGGCCCTGAGTATGCGGCAGAAGGTGGTTTGATGGGTATGGCTGTTGGTGGCCCAGTAGAAACAATGGCTGCGATGAACGCTGTAGGCGGCAATATGATGTACCCACAAGCCAACCTACAAACCGCGCTATACAGCAATCCAATGATGCAGCGCCCAGAAGCGGTTAACGTCATATCCCCCGGCGAAGGCCCCGCAGTAGGTGCGTATACAGGTGAACAAAAGTTTGCTGGTGGTGGTATTTCTGATCTTGGTGGTTATTCCGATGGCGGTCGTCTATTGAAAGGACCCGGTGATGGAGTATCTGATTCTATCCCTGCTGTTATTGGCGAGCGTCAGCC